TACATATCTGTAATATTTTCACTTCTAAAATATGTATAACTTCCATCAACAATTTTTGTCCAAGCAAGATTCCCCATATCAACGGCGTTATGTGTAACCGTCAGCACACCCGTCCTAACATCCAAAGTTGCCCCATACACCGTCCGCCCCAAGGATTCCGATAAATCTATGATTTTAATGGGTGGTTCGTAAGTAGATTGTGTACTTCCATATTCAATTTGTGAATTTGCACAATTAGTAACTGTTCTAAACGCTATCCACCCTGTTATCGGAGCAATAATTGCTACACCGACGGTATATGTATATCGTGAAGAATCATATGCTTGACTTGTTGCCGTGGGCTTATTGGTAAACCAAGCCATTGTCGCATTTCCATCTGACGATATTACATATGATGCACCTTTTACAACAGGAGCATATACCACATCATATCCTGTTTCACTTGCGAAAGTTCCGTTTGCATTGATAGCATAACCCGATAATTTACCGTCAACAAGATTCTTCCCACACGATAAAACCTCAATTTTATCGTAGCCAGATATAGGACAGATGTTTTCGTATGGAGCAAAACTTGAATCGCTTTCCGTGGAAAGGCGTATCATGGGCTTGAATAACTTATTTGTTGTCTGCCCTGCGAAACAAGTTATAGCAATATTATTACTTGCATATGTTGACGGATATGTATATGATGCACCGTTTCCAATATCACTTACACTACCACCACCGTTCACCCATAAACCTAAAACATAAGAGTTTGAAGAACCACCACTCGGACAACCACTTAATATTATAGACTTACCTGCTACAGTATTAAAATACGCTTCGACATTTTGTGTGATATAAAAAGTTGCTTGTGATGTAAAATTACCATTTGCTAAAATTCCTGTCACATTTCCTGCCGAATCAGTTTGTATGGTAAATGTTCCCCCATTAATTGTGTAAACATTACCATTCCATGTTCCTGCTATATTTTGACCTTTAATAGCCGAAATCTCCAATGGTGCAAGGTTCTTTCCCCCACCTGCGGGATAAGGCTTTGATTGCCCGTGTAAGTCCTGTATAGGCTCAAAGGTGATAACGGGATTTACCGCTAATTGCGAGGATTTTAAACCGCTTATGGATAACGGATTGCCCGATACCGATTCCAATGAAACGTCTATTTTATCCTGAATGTCGCTAATATCCTCTTCTATTTCGTCAATAGCATCCTGCACGTTGGTCGCAGACAATCCGCTTGATGTGTTGTCATAATCAACGTCTTCGGCATCAGGTTTTACAACATCCACAATTCTTCCCAATTCTTCAGCTAATACATCTGCTATATTCCGTGGATTAGTCTCTGTGGTGTTTAAACTTTCATCCAATGCCATAGGTTTTGTAACTGTTGCCATATTTTGCCTCCTTATGTTGTTGTATACGTTATACAAACTTTACCATCTACAACAGAAAAGAAATCTGTTCCTCCACTACCTGAAGCCTGAATAGTAATCTTTTTGTTCTGTGCGTCAGGTGTAAGAATTATGTTATTCCCAGCTTCAAATTCAAGAGTATCTTCACCACTTGCTGTAAGGGTTGTACTTGCGATTTTGACAGATTTATAGGCATCATTGACAGCTCCACCTCCACCTTCCCCCCAAGTTCCATCAGCTTTGAGAACTTTACCATTACTAATATCTTGAGCAGTAGGCTTAGGCACTGTACCATTTCGGGAAGTATTAAAGGTCTCTTCTTCTTTAACGTATTTATGTCCCATATTACACCTCCAATACTCTTGCGTCAGCTAATGCTTTAACTTTTATAGCGTCTGGCAAGGCTATAAAATCACTTGCCACTAAATCAGATACAGGTTCGCCGTCATTAATAGATTCGCTATCAACCTGTGCTAATGTGTGTGTTTCATTATTACCGCTTATTGTCGGAACACTTTCCCAATTATATGTTATAAGTGGCGCTATATTACCCTTTATCCACTGATACATTTCGTTTCCTTTATTGTTAGGTGTCCAATAGCAAACCCAATCAGTAAAACCACCCGGCGCGTTTGCTTGATTTTTAAATAATAAACCAACTTTGCCACGTTGATTTTCTTCATCAATACCACAAACCAAATACGGTTTGTCGCCCTCCCAATACGAATTATTCGGCGCGCATGATAGCGCTTCACTCCAGCCACTTAAAATCTTGAATGAGCCTCCGGGTGGGTTAATATTATAATATGTAATTTGCACACTACCAACTGCAAGAGTAATTGTTCTTGATGGGTTAGCATCTATTCGTAAATCGCCCAAAACAAAAGTCGACGATACACTCGCGTATGGTATGTACTGTCCTTGATTGGGATTTCCCGTTGGATATTCATTAGCAAAAAGTGTTGTATCAACCAAACCACAAGTGGCGCCTACACCAAGTAAATCATTACCACCTATTACATTTTCCCATGCCATTTCATCACCTCCGATAAAACAATCGTTTTAAATGCTTTGATTACTTGCAGATAACCATGTATAAATATCACTCATTTGTTCATCAGTAGGCGTTTCCTGATTTATACTGTAATTAGTTCCGTCAAAGTAAACCAAAGAAGGCTTTGCAATTTCGTTAGTATCGTCTTTTAAGAACTGAACATAAATCTTATTAGCATCTGATACTGTCGAACCTGCATAAGCGTTAAAACTGTAAATAACTGTTTCTCCAGAATAAAGCTTAAACAGGATATGCCCGTCACTAATTTGTGCAGTCATTGTGTTACTATTACCGCTATACAACAATATGACTTCTTCACCCATCCAACTTGTACGCACTGTATCAAAACTAACTGGTTCACTTTCGCTTATGTCAGTAAATATTACAAACCAATATGTGCTCCCATCAGCTATGCCTGAAATAATCTTTTCAGTACTTGATTGTGTAATATCAATAGCTGTTCCATCCGTGTAAGAAGTAGGGATATAGTCTTTTTTATAAACAAGTTTAATATAACTATAGGTTTCATCCGGGATAGAGTAAGATACTGTTACATTTGAATCTTCCTGTACTACAGCATCTATCAAAGCATCCAAAGCCGAACTTGCTGAAAGACTTATATTACCACTTAAACCTACATCATCAACAGCCTCACCATCATTAATATTTAATATTTCTGTAAGCGATAAAATCCCATTTTTACCGCTTATTGCAGAAACACTTGTCCAGTTATATAATATAACTTGCTCGCCTATATATTCAAAATACGGCGTATAATCAACCGTATAGCCCGAGCCTGTCCCATGCAAGTGAAATGTCTCTAAAGCTGTCACGGGTTGCGAAGTGACTAAGCTATAGCCGCCACTTGTGCCAACAAGAGCGGCATAATACCCTGTTGTACTATCGTATTGTATAGAGCCTAACTCACTATTCCCATTTACTTTTAGCATTGTCGGCTGGCTATCCCATATCATAAAACACGAAACACCGGAAAACTCATAAATACTTACACGTTCGCGCCACCAAGCAAAAGCAGAATTATAGCCACCGCCTGCCCAGCCCGAAACCGTGCTCGTATAATGAACAAATGCATCACAATTAACTATTGGCGCAATATCACACTCTATACCTGTAAAATAACCGGAAGGTCCTACTATTTGCATTTAATCACCTCCATAAATAATCATTTTATATGGATAAAACCGTTATTTTATGCACTCGGTAATCCTGCCGAAAGCCAAGTATATATTAGACCCATTTCAGCATCAGTAGGACTTTCCTGATTGTAGCTATATACATCTGTACCTGTATAGTAAACAAATGAAGGTTTAGCAACCTCGTTAGTGTCATCTTTAAGGAAAGCAACGTGGATTTTATCAACGTCAGCTACGCTACTGCCAACAGGACTTGTAAAACTGTAAATCTCTGTATCGCCTGTATAAAGCTTAAATACGATACTGCTATTGCTAATCTGAACTGTAAGGCTATTGCTGTCACCACTCCAAAGAATTTCTATTTCAGAACCATCCCATGTACCTGCACCACCCATGTGTACGTCTGTGATAAGTGGTGCTAAGATTTCCTTACTTGTATTTACAGATATTACTTTTGTAAATCTGTAATCGCCCTTATCATCATAAGGAAAAATACCATAATAATACTGTTTATTGATTTCGATATTACTATCAACAAAAGGTGTATTAGCATAAGCGTCTCTTGTTGTGCTATTAACAAGAATAGTTCCGTCCCAAGGATACCAAGGTTCAGAACCTTCCTTACGCACAACAACTGTGCCAGCCCAAGTAGCTGGTGCAGGACGAGAGTTGCTTATATCTTCCGGGTCAGTCCACATAATACCAACTTCACCGCTATCAGCATCATAGCTAACTGATATATGAGAAGGCTCTTGTAACATACGAAAACCTATATTTCGTATAGCTTTAACAAACTTTGTTTTCCAATCATCTTTAAGAACACTTATACCATCAGCACCGCTACCACTTGTTGCTACATCACTATCGCCTTGTTGCCATCTATCATTAGTTATCTTATAACGTGGTTGCTTTCTATCTCCCTTTGCATAATACACATCTGTAAACTCTTGTAGACCCGTAAATTCACGTTTTAGTATATAAGAGTATAAATTCTTCACGATAGGAGTCTCATCGTCAACTCCGTCTGTTTCCTCATCATAGGTGACGTTCTCAAGATTTATCCTATCTCCAACTTCATAGCATAAGTTTCCTTCGCACTCACTCTCAATGGGATAATACCACATATGAGTTATCGTATTTCTCAGATTGAGTGCGGCTTGCTTTATTGCTTCAAGTCTACCTTCGATTCCGCTATTGTTTGTGAATACAAAGCTGTTTACAATATTATAAACGCTTGGATGAGTATAAGCTGAATTGCCCTCATAAGCAATTCTTATATTGTTTCTGTCCCAAATAGCAACATAGCCAATACCCCAAACATGATAGTCCTCATAGATGACAGGCTTAAAGCTGTCCTCTTCCGTAATAACTCTTTTAGGGTCTTGGTCGAATGTTTCAAGGCTAATATATCTAAATACGCCAGTTCTATCAATATGTCCAAATACTCCGTTTGCTTCAAGAAGTCCTTCCATTACAAAGCCAAAAGTGATAACATCGCTTTCAATACTGTTTTCTACTTCAAAGTCATCATTTATAAGTTCAACGGTCTCTTGAGATAATGTATATTCATATCCAGCACCTTTTATACCAATTGATGTTGTCTGACTCTTGGATGTTGTCAGCCACTCAAATATTGCATTTCTCCAATCCTCTATGGAGACAGTGGAATTTGACGCATACAGCTTGTTATACAACTTAGTGATATCATAATCATATAAGTCCTGTAAAACGTCAAAACAAGTCAAATGGCGTGTTTCCCTGTCATCTGAATATTCATCCATCTTGACAACATACAAACCCACTTGGAAAAGTGTACTGCTATCCTCATCAAAATAGATATATACTTTTATCTCATCATCTTTTAAGGATGTAATGCTTATATCATTAAAGATATCAATTTCAAACTTTGACGGATGCATTGAACCAAACTTCAGATTCTGGCTTTCGTTAAGTGCTTCAGCAAGGGCTATTGAATCTCCGTCCATATTTGCTTCAGTCAATGTAAAATCAGCATCAGTTATTGTAGGTGCTGAATCTTCAACAGGAGTGACAGTAGCGGAAGAATTAACTATGATTAGATGTACTGTTTCATGTTCGGAAAACAGGTCTATGTAATCGTATGTATCTATCATACAAATTCCTCCTTAGTATCCTATAAGCTCCATCTCTGTAGCACTATATATGACTTTATTGCCCTCAGTCCTTAAAATCGTAAATTCAATATCAGGAATATAGAAATAGTCTGTAACATAGCCATTAATCTCAGGTATCCAAATGCTTGCTTTTACTTTTTTCTGACGCTTCTTGACATAATGTAGCTGTATCAATTCCAAGATACCAAAAAGCTGAGTATTGTCCATCTGTCTGAAAGTAAATTTACAATGACCGACTTTATGCGGATATGTTGTTCTTCTAAGTTTACCAGTGCCAGCTCGCTTTGCATCCTCATCCAATACTGAGTATGTGGCTTTATAGCTTTCATACACAATAGCTCCCATTGGAATCACGTAATCCCAATCTGCTGTTTGACTTCCAGATATTGCCTTTATTTTAATCAAGTATCCTTCATAAGCCAATTATAACACACCTTCTTTCTATTTACAACTACTTAAACAAGACTCTCATTGGGAAACTGCATTAAGTAGACTTTGGCTTCTTTCTGCCATGCCTTGAACAATCCTTTAGGGTCTCCCTTAACATCAAATGTAACTTTGACTCCCATCTTTGACACTACATTTGCAACTGCCTGTTCTATTGTTGACAAAGGAGCTTCTACGTTTGTACCGTTCGTCTGGTCTCCAACCATCGCCAAGAATGGTTTATTAGGAGGAAGTACCATACCACTTGCTCCAAAAGGAATACGACCAAACTTCTTTTTTATATTTTCAAGCTCTTCTGGTGTAAGATTTTTCCATTTCTCTCCGACATCTCCAGCAACAAGCTGATGACGCTTTGCATCCTGTACTGCCTTATTATACTCTTCCTCAGTCTCGCCATATCTTGCAAGATGCACGTTATCAAGCTCTATACCAATAAGACTACTTACAGCATTTGCGGCATCGATTGCGGCGTTAATTAACCACTCTATTGCTGATATAATTGCATTGAATGCTCCAAAGAATATCTTCTTGAGTCCTTCCATAGCTTGTTCCATATCGCCTGAGAACACGCCAGTTATGAAATCTACTATACCACTAAGTATCTGCTTGAAATCCTTAAATAGATTTCCAAGTGAGCCTATAGTGTTCTTTATAAGCCTTGCTACAGAACGTATAGCACTCTGTAATAGTATTGTAAGGAATCCAAACAGATATTCAAGTATTGGCATAACGACTGTATCTAAGAAGTCAAACACACCTTGTAATGTATCTGAAAAATCACCATCTAAAAATTCCTGTATGTCCTCAATGATGTCTAAAAGTGCTTCTCCAAGAGTCTCAGCAATCGGCTTAATTACATTGTCAATCAACCACTCAAGCTTAGGTTCTACCCACTCTAAAAACTTAGTGATTTTGTCAAACACACTTCCCGCTAAATCACCTAAAACAGGAAGCAATTTTTCAACTAACCACTTGCCAAGGGGAAGTAAAATGTCTTTCCAAATCTTGCGTAAAAGCTTGAATATCGGCTGTAAAAATTCATGCACCTTTTCAAGTAGTCCTTTAACTGTCGTTAATAGTGGAGCTAAATCAAGGTCAACTGCCCACTCTGCTAAATCTTCTGTAATATCTGCAACAAAATTATAGATATCTGCAAATATACCGAGCAAAGCTTCAGCAATTCCATCACCGATTCCAGCTGTATTCCAAGCTTTGTCAAAAGCAGTTATAAGTCCGTTTACAAACTTTAAGATGCCTTCAAGCCTTCTCTGCATTGCTCCGAGTATCTTTTCGCCAGCACCATTTTCCCATGCTTTCTTGAATGATGCACCAATATCCTTAATAAGCTTCAGCGCATTTTCAAGAGTCTTAAAAAGCTGATTATCCGCAAGACTTACTGTATCAAAGTATTTCTTAGCATAATGTACAGTATCTTTAGTGAGTCCTACGCCGTTCTTCTGCTGAGATATTACATTCAGTTTATCAAATCCGGCAAGTGAACCGCTCGCTTCTTCCACGCTCTTTGCATAGTCTACATAATCTACAGATGCTTCATAGATGTAATTCTGTCCCGCAAGCATAGCAAAAAGCTGTGCCATCTTGTTCATCAATTCAGTAACCTTCTGAATCGCTAATGTAATTGCAGGCGCAAAAGCCTGTATAAATGGCTGTACAAGTGTTCCAACTGAAGCTTTCAAGCCCTTAAATGCTGTAACGATATCCGATACAGCTTTGTTCATCTCAGGTATCTCTTGTACCATTACTTTGATTGCTTCTTTTGCTACACTTCGCAAGCGTCTGAATAAAAAATACAAACTCCTGATACCAAGCGTGTATTTAAGCAAAGTCATAAGACCACGCTTCATTGACTTGCCTAAATCATCTGTGTGTCTGCTACTGCTTCTTGAATGCTTGGATAATAAACTAAGAGGATTAATCATGCGTAAAAGAGTTCTGGTTAATCCTGCCATAGCTGACGCTGTTGCTTTTGAAGCTTTTCCAAGACTTGCCAATGACAGCTTGTGTGATTCTTCCTCTTTAGTTGCTTCTTGTGCAAGCTGTATTTCTTCACCAAGCGTTAAATCAAGCTTTTCCTCATCATCGATGACCTGCTCGGCTCCCATATGTGTCTCTGCATACTTCTCTTTAAGTATATTGGCAGCCTGTACTGCTTGCATTAATGATGCGGCTTTATTTTTATACTCTTGAGTAGTTGTACCGCTTACAGTATCCTGACCAAGCTCTTCCATCTTTGCTATATTGCCAGATACCTTCTCATATCGTTTCTGAAGTCTTTCCAGTTCTTCACCAAGCTCTTTATACTCAGAACCGTATTTCTCGCCTTTATTTAAAAGCTTTTTGCGCTCGGCTTCAACTTCTTCCATGCGCTTTTTTGTCTGTTCAAGTAGTTTGTTTAAAGATTCATAACGCTCCGTAGGTATTCTTGTATCCGCAAGCTTCTGAGCTTCACCAGCAAGCTTTTCCATGCGGTTAGCGACATTAGTAAGATTCTTGATATAAGACAAAGTTTTAGCATCAAGCTTACTCATATCGATATTGGATAAAATACGTTTAAGCTCGTTGCCTAACTGTTTTGCATCTTTTAAAGCCGTGTCAAAGTTAAGACCTACTGGTATTTTTACACTTCCATCGGGCATAGTTATTGACCTCCCGTATTCCAATTTGCAAGAACCTCATCAAGAAATTCCTGCTCTTCTTTCGTAAAATTATCATTACGCTTGAAAAGTTCGGGATTGCTATTAACATACTCCTGCTCATACTTCTCAAGCTTTTTACCTTTAATTATTTTTCTGCGTATATTAACTACAGTGGCTAATGTACATTCGCCTATCGCCATATAATAAGACATGAATGTCCACCAATGTAGATATTTTTCAGCTCTTATCTCTTTACCAGCAACATTGTTAATCGCTGATATTATCATTAATGCATCTTTGTCCCAATCAATAACTTTTGCTTCCGCTTTTAAGCCGGGTGTTTCTTCTTGACCACAATTAAAAAAGGAGAACATTTGCTTGACTGCCTCTTCTATGTCGCCAAGCTGTTGAATGTCATTGATATCATTCAACCCATCATAGAATACCACTAAACAAGCCAATATTCTCTCATCTTCTTCAAGCTCTGCATCCTGTAATAATCTAAAGCAGTCCAGAACCATACGGAAGTCTCCGTCCCTCCGTATGGCGTGGGCTGTATCATTGAGTATCACAGAAGTTGGTAACTCATACTCAAGCATGATTATTTATTCCCATTCTTGACATAAGCGGGAAGCTTTTTATCGATACGGGACTTTAAAGCATAATACTCTTTGTTAATATTGTTTTCATAAAGCTTTGTGAGTGCGTTGATGATGTGTTCAAAACGTAACTCGCCATCAATTACATCAAACATATATCCGCTTCCTTCGGGAGCGCATACTTCAGATACTGGAGCACTGAATATATAGTCCATGATGTTTCGCATCTTTAAGTCCATCTCTTTCATTACATCTAAGAATTTTGAGATGTCCTCACCACTCTCATCAGCGGGCTCCTCTGACTCGGCTGTATCACCCATCTTTGTTTTAAGCTCTGCAAACGTATCATATAACTGCTTCAAACCGTCCTGCATACGATTGTAAACGCCAAAATCTGAAAGATTAAGTGTAAAGCTTTTGTCAGGGTTACCATCCACCTGAATCTTAGTACCTTTAGTTGACGATAAATCAAGATTTAAAACCTTCTGTTCCATAATTCAATCCTCCTGTGATATCAAATGTTATTTAATTGTGTTAAAAAGTACGGAGCCTTATACTACATCAAAGACCTGATGTAGTAGTGGTAGTGCTGTCAGGTGTAAACTGGAAGTCTGAAGTAAGCTTATCTACAGTACCTGTAGTAATCTTGTTACTGAAGTAAACAGTAATAGGCATATCAGTCTTGGTATCACCACCGATGCTGTTATAAACGATTGTACAACCGGTATGCTTCTCAGCCTGATATTCTCCATCCTGCTTCTTGAATGCTGTGATAACATAAACTGTAAAATCGCCAAGCTCTGACAGTGCGTTTCTACGTCTCTTCTCATTCAGGAACTCTGCTAAATCATTTCCACCTGTGATGGTGAAAGGCTCGAAACTCTGCTGAGGCTGTGACTTGTTAACATCAGTATAGTTCTCACCAAGAATATCGGTTATGGTAGAAATATCATGATTGTAATCAATCTGTGATGACTCGATACGCTGTCCGAGAATCTGTCTCTTGGGTGATACACTACCTGTTTCAGTCCACTCAGCCACAGTGATGAGAAGTTTTCTATCCGCTCTCTGACCTGTAGTCAACTCAAAACCCATTGTATTTTCCTCCTTTAAGTAATTACTTTGCTATTGTCGATATAGTCAATCTGAATAGTAAAGCTGTATTTTGCTAACGCAGGTTTCAACTGCGTGTCCACTCCGTTCAATACAGGATTATCAGTTACAACACGCATTTCCTCAATCTGACATTTACTGCCAAAATTGGGATAGACTTTAGCTTCTTCCTGTTCGCCAATCCAATCGATAATCTCTTGTATATCTGCATACTCCTGCACATTCTCATTTGTATAACCTTGAGTCTTAACGATTGCCTGATAACTGACTGACCTATAATCAATCAGCGTAAAGCTATAACGCTTCATCACACTGCCATCAATATAGGGTCTGTTGATGTTCTTATCATTGCCCATCGTGACAATCTGCTTGTTATCATCTTTTGCATTGATAAAGTTAAAGAATAAAGGATTGCTCTGTATTGCTGGGCATGTGCATAAAAAATCTATGACTGCCTTTTCTTTACTATCTGCCATAAATCTCTCTTGCCCTCCTCAACAATATATTTTCAACGTCTTTGGTAAATTCATCACCCTGCTCCTGCATCATGACCTCATCCCAATGTGCTGTAGCTCTCGGATGCTTTTCTGTGCTGTAGTTCATTGACCTACCTGTAGGTGATTTTGGCATATTTGGTATGCTGAACCATCCGACAATTACACCATTTTCAAATATCGGGATATTAGGCCCGTAGACATTACCCTCATACAGATAATGTGCATACGGAACAGCTTCATTTCCCCATTGTACGTATTCTGGAGTTATCTGCGCAAATGCTGATTGTGAAAGGGCACCTTCGTCCATAGGAACATACGGGTCACATCGCTTTGCAAAAGCTGTATGAATTTCAAGCATAGTTGCATCATCAACAATATCCTGTAACTGCTGTAATATTATGTTGCTGATATCAACCGATACTGACATGTCATACTCCCTGCGCTCTGTAATGCGGAAGTCCTCGACCGGGCCCAACATTTACTGCGGCGACTTCAATCTCAAAACAACCCTGCAATTCTTTGTACTTCTCAATCACATCAGATGAGCGATGTCCAGAAACATATTCATTGATAGTATCATCAACTTCGCCTTTAACGATGATATCTCCCTGTCCAAGTGTAAAAAATTGAGCTTTAACATCAGCAGGAAGATTTATCCATACGCCTTTTTCTTTGAAGCTGTCAGACTCGCGTATTCTGCATACTGTACTGTTTGTCTCAAGAACTGTATCTCTGATTGTTATTTTATCATGTACATACTTCCAAAAACAACCATTAACAACATGCTTATACCATGTGACCAGCTGTGTGACTGCATCTGTGTGCTTGTTGTAGATTGTAACAGTGGTATCCCACCAAACAGGATATTTACTCATTCGGATATACTCCTCTATAAAGCACTTTCTGTCCAAGACTATTCTTGACAGCTGAAAGATACTGGTCGACTATCTGTTTAATCTGCGTCTTACTGTTTTCAACCACATCTTTTGCATTAAGCACATTATAGCTTACAGATACGCCATCGTTGGACTGACTCGCGATTCCAGCGCCTTCTGAATTGTTCTGCGCTGATGCTGTATCAAGCCCATTGACCTGCTGTTGTGCTACAATGTACTGAATAATCTTGTAAACACATCTCTTTACAGCTTCAGGATATTCGTTTTCATTCTGAAGCCTGTTAAATGTGTACCAATCAACAACGGAAGAAGCTTCAAACTCTAAATCATTAAAGGTGGTCTCATCAGCTGTTCCACCATAATTCTGATATTCAAGATATGTCAGATACATTGACTACACCACCTTCCAATTATTTTGCTTTCTTAGTTCTCTTAGATGCAGGTTTCTCGACTTCAGCTGTGGCTTCGGTCTCTACAACTGACTTTGAAGTTGGAGCATTAAGCTCCGCATTTTCAGCTTTGAGCTTTGCATTTTCAGCTTTAAGCTCTGCTATCTGCTTCTTTAAATCAGCGATTTCTGCCACATGCTTATCATATGCAAACTTTAATGAGTTAGGGTCATTCGGAACATGCTCTTTAATCACGTTTCCAAGCGAATCCACGACATCATAGCCCTTAGACATATATTTGTCTACTGCATCCACAGGAACGTCTAAATAGACGTTCCTGCGCTTTACTGTAACTGTCTTAGCGTCTGTCATAACTGACTCCTTTTATCAACTATCATTCAGTTGTTTCTGTGGTCTCGGTAGTCTCAGTTGTCTCTGTAGTGCCGGTTGTGCCAGCATCAGTGATATTGAACTGAATTGCATCTGACTTCTTGTTAAGAATGAATGCGTCCTCGAAAGACTCCTCGTAGTAAACATACTTGCCTTCTGACATTGCTGAAGGAGCATCAAGTCTTGAGAAGGTGTAGCTTACAGGTGTGATGACTGCAAGCGGATGAACAAGGAACATGTTAATCTGCTTTGCTCCGGGAGCTACTTCCCAACCTGTAGTAAACTTATAAGCTGTTTTCATAAGTGTTGAAGGAACACCAATGATTTCAACCTCATCAAGTCTGTTTACTCTACGGTCGATTGCGTTAGGTCCTGAAGTGATGTCCATTGAACGTGAAATCTTATCAGCATTGCCGATGAGCTTCTTAACTTCATTGGTTACATACAGGATACGACCTGTAGGAGGTACCATTGCATTATCCATCTTCAGCATTAAGTCATCAAATACATTGAGGACATTCTGAAGAGTAAGAACTGTGGTATCAGGAGTATGAGTCTCCTGAGTACGAGGATTCTTTGTCTCAAGCCAATCTGTGTAAATCTTGGAAATGAGGTAAGCATCCATTTCGGGGAACTTCTGCTCTGTATTAAATACGTTAGTGATGTTAGCGATGGTTGCTACCATGTTGGTCTGGTCAATGTCCATAGGATGAACAAGTGTAGACCACTTTCTCTGATTCTCAAGGGTCTTGGGCTCCCAAGCGTTGTCGTAATTACGCTGTGCAAATGCTACGGTATCTCTGTCAGCATTAACACGACCGGAAGTTGAAATGCTGGGAATCTCGATAGTCTTTGCACTTGTCCAACGATATCTACCATTGTTAGGTGTGCTGTAGAGCTTACCAAAGTTGAGGACGTAAGGCCACATCTGTGATAACGCTCTTGAATACTCGGTAGCATAATTGATGCCACCCTGTGCGGTTGTGCCATTGTTTGCGGGTGCTACATAAGGCATAGTATTTTCCTCCTATATAAAAATGATTTTACGGCATAGGTCTAATCGGCGTAAAGTGCATCGCATTTAAAAAGCCTCCAGTCGGGTCACCTGCGTTTACATCTTCAGCTCCGGGTGTAGAACCTACGAACTGCGGTTTGCTCTCAGAACCTTCATTAAACTGATTTAAGTCAATCTCAGTAATGAACGCGTCCTGATTGCTTTCGGTGTATGACTTCAAAAAGTCATCAGCACCAAGAATGGAGTCATTCTCCATCTTTAACTGCTTTGCAAGCATAGACTGTATGAAGTCTCTTTTAGCGGCCGTACTTGAGAACGTCTGTCCATCAGCATACCTATTAACTGCATACTTATAGGCCTGCTCCTGTAACTGCTTCTTATAAGCTTTTGAATCCTCATCATACTTAGACTGTAAAGTCTGAAGCTGTGTGGTAAGCTCGGCAAGCTTTGTAGTATCTGCGCCTGCACTCTCAAGCTGTTTCTTTAGAGTCTCCAAGTCTGTGTCGCGTGTTGAGATTGTACCTGTAAGAGTCTCAATCTCTCTTGCTTTTGACTCAAGCTCGGCATCAAACTTACTCTTGGACACATATGCGCCCTCACTCAAATCAGCAAACTTAGCATTGCCAGCTTTAGCTAATTCGGAAAACTGTTCATAAGTCAATACGCCATTCTCTGCTTTGTCAAAAATTTCTTTGATGTTCATAAATTTCCTCCATTCTTTATGTCTGTTATTTGTAAACGCGGATTACAGTGTCCGCTGAATGTGCGTTCTTTAAACGACTTTACGCTGGTCGTATATATCAACAGGCTATTCAACCTTTTGATATCTGCTTTTCCGCTGATTCCATGCGTCTTTCAAGATTGTGTACTTTCTCAATTAAGACGGGTACCTGCTCGATACCAGCACTGTGTTTTTCCACCTGTGCTGTGATATAATCAAGCTTAATATTCATCTCCGACTGATTGATTTCCAATTTATGCTCAATCTGTCTATTCGACATGATATTGGTAAAAATTATTCCAATCAACGCTAAAACACCAGTAATAATTGAGGGCAGTATGTTTTCCATAAGCGACCTCCTTTGAGAATATTTATTCTCACTTTGTAGTATAGCATCTTTTGGTGAAAAATACAAGTGGTTTTTATCATTTCACCGAAATTTTTTTGTAACCATTTACCTGTATCTTGCCAAGCTTCATAGACAATCCACAAGCTTTGGAAAACGCGCTGTATTCTGCGGTATATCTATTTATCTTGACTTGATATTCCTTAGCTAATTCCATGTCTCCTGCGCTTTGTGCGGCTATCTGACCATCTTTAGCCTGTCTTATCTTTGTTTCAAGCATTCGCTGTCGCTGTGTGCATTCATACATTGTGAGATGTTTACCATTTGGAAATGTATATCCCTCTTGATTCTTCTTGAGTATTTCCTGTAACTGTTTATCTGTGTACGTCTGACCTTCAACACCTATAACTATTGATATCGCAAAGTGCCTACAGTTCAAAGTGCCTACAGCTCTTTCAAAGCCTTGATATTCTCTGCCTTGTACATCTTTGAAGTTTTCAGCGTTCTGCATCTTCTCAAATTCAGCTTTTGAGTACTGGTGCCCTTGCATCTCTGCATGGTCAGGAGCGGGATTCATATGTACTGAGATTTCAACACCATCAGCTCCAAACTCTTCACCGACTATATTCTGCATCTGCTGGTTTATAGCTCTCATTCCGTCTTGAAGATTTCGCCTGACAGCTGTATCAAGTCTCTGCGCGTATGTTCTTCCACTCTCTGTATTGTAGACTACATAACGTATACCATTCTCGCATAACTGCTTTAAAGTGTTGTGCATCGCTGTCCTGTAATCAACTCCACCAGATGCGGCCTGTACTGCTTCATCCACGATTCTTTGATATGTTCTGGCAACATTTGTTGGTATGAATCTCTTAGGATTTTTAGGGTCTCTGACCATAAAAGCCTGTGCTTTCGCGATGTTCTTATAGCTGTCTGATGTCTGACGCGCCATAGCTTCTACGCGTCTTTTCAACACTGTATTTTCATCATATGGTATATATGACTTCTTCCTAAAATCATAGAATGGCTTTGCGCTTCTGTATGCATCTTTAGCAACAAATCTTACCAGATTCTGTATATCTGCAACCTGTAAAGCTGTAAGACTTGCAAGCTCTTCCATTATCTTCTTTGCATCTGCGCCTGTATTTCTTAGATTAATCAGTGTTTGGACATCAGAAGGTAGCACCTCGCCAACTTCTTTTATGCGCTGTGCTATCTTCTTGATTAACCAAGTGTTTATTCTCTGCTGTCGATTGATTATAGGCTCTATGAGTCTGTTTAATGCATCATCTGGTAACATTTTACTCCTCTGCGTTTGTTGTGGTCGTAGTATCGATTATAGCCTTGATACTCAGCACGGGTGTTAAAAGCTCCCAATGCTTTACTTCGCTCTCCTTGATATCACTGGAAAGACTTTCAAAGCCTGTCGATTTCAAACTTACAATCTCAGCTCCCGTACTCATCTCATGAATATTGACTGTTACGCTGGGTGTGGTCAGTGTTGATAAAAGGTCTCTAAGTGTCATGAATCGAATCCTCCTTTGTTTTTGTTGAAGTTATTATTATCCTCGTTATTGCTTCCCATAATCATGTCATTTTCTGCGCTCTGTATGTTCTCTTTGTCGATTTCCTGAAGTGCCTGCTCTGCCTGTCTCTTTGTCTCTCCAAAATACCACATTCTGACTTCTACTTTGCTTGCAAGACCAGCATTCATGAGTGATAATCTCTTATTCAGCTCGGTATCTACATCTACCAAGATTGAATCGTCCCACTCAAATGATGCATCATAATCTCCATCGGGTGTGATGTCGTATAAGTCACAGTATGCATTCATGATGTAAATGACATCGCGCAAAGTATCTTCCAATGAATCCTGTATGTCTTTATTCGTCTGGAATGCTCTCTGCTTCATGGATTTAATCTCTGTTGCTGTCTTAGCTTCCATTGTAGCGTCTGAAAGACTGCCTCGTCCTAATCCAGCGACATCTTCAATTCTCATGAGTATTGCATTAAGTCCTTGTATATAAGACGAATCCCGCAACGTAGGTGCGTAGGGCTGATATGTATTGGATTCGCCCAAGTCGATAGTTCTGAAAAGTCTTGCCTGTAAGTGGTTCATGACTGTCTGTCCGCCGCCCTTGCCATCTTCTCTAAACTGCATAGCATCACGGTCAATATCGATTGCCATCTCGCCTGCTTCATACTCCCACAGCATTCTTGAATACTGAAAATCTGCATCTTTGATGAGGTCTTTTACTCTGCTGTATCCAGATACACCAAGCGGTGATGATGTATCAATCGTATTAGCTTCTGGCATTCTGAAGTATGCAAAAAGCGGTTTCTGTATATTCTTGATAGTCACTGTCTCTTTTAAGTCTTTCCATGACGATACGCTCGACAGAGGAACTTCCTGACCTAAATCCAATCCGTTTAAATCATCTTGATTTCCTTTGTTTGTCGTAGACTTGAATGCCTTGTTGATAATGGTCACTGTGTTATTCTTCCACTTGTGATATTCAAGTCTCCTGAAAATGATGTCTTTTTCTATCTGAGTCTGTACAAAAGCGGCCTCTGTAATCTGTCCACTTGCGTCAAAAGCTAACGGGAAAAAGCTGTCTGCCTGTATGAAGTCAAATTCAATCTGCCAGTCAGTGTCTTTACCATCTACTTCATTAGCTACAAGATACGGCTTGATAACAAGTCCACCCTTTGCTATGCCATACTCTAACTGCTTTCTAAGCTGTTTCTTTAGCTTCTTGTATTGCTCGTTGAGATATTCAGCTCTATCAGTAGGACCAATAGCTCTGTCCTCTGTAATTGTCTTAGGCTCTAAGCTCGGCATGATATTGCCATACTCATCAGGCTCAGGCTCTTTGTATTTAGGATTAGGTCTTTCGACTTCTTCAGTAGGAGTGGTAATCTCGCTTTCAAACTCAAGCAAAGCTGTCCTTGCCTTCTCGCTTGCTATCATTGCAGGTAAGCCAAGCGATGCAATCCTCACAGGGTCCTGCGGAGTAGGTTCTTTAAGCCATGGAGCCTGATTCTTGTACATGTCAGCCCAAAGCTGTATAGCGTGTTCCATCTGTGATGACATAATAGGTGTTACGTGTAAAGTCTGTTCGATTGTCCTTGCTCCTATCATCTTCTTCAATATCTCCTTTAATTTTGATATTATACTTGACCAAAATGCCATTTACTTCACCTCATTTTTTGCGCTCTTTGCGGTCTGATTTTGACTCTATTGTAAGTGGTACCATGTATTCAAGCTCTCCATTTGTTGACATCTGTCCCCACGTATCAATTGGTCGTAACTGCATACTTGATACTTTTGGCTCTCCACCATGCTGTGAACCCGTAGCTCCATCTTTACCATATGCAAAATTCTCAGCTATCTTTTTATCTGGTGTATATGATGTAAACACATCATCCGAAACAAGTTTTTGACCAGATGTTCCTCTATAAACTGTTATTGGCGTATATAACCAAGTCTTATAATCCATAGGTTTTTCATTTTTATCCAAACCAGTTTTATAATTGTGATATGCCACATTAAGTGATGCATTAAGTACGCCTTTATTATAAAACATTTGCTCGGCAATACGAGGCTTATATGATGAGTCTCCGTTTCTAAACCAGCCTGAAATATGACTTGCTTTAATTGAGTCCGTAATTTTATCAATCGCATCATCCATCGACATTTCATGTAGATTTTTGATTTCTTCTTGACGCTTCATCTCGTACCACAACTGCCGTATGGAATCCAGACCCTCATTTGCACCAAACTGCTTAAACAATCTATTAGATAGATTTTTATCTATAAACTCATCCACATCATCAGCATCTTTTAGTGGTCCTAATGACTTAATATCAAAATTATCAATCATGGAAGCATTTTTATCTTCGGCTCGTTTTTGTATCTCAGCTTGTTTCTTGCTTGCATCTATCTGCCGTTGCTTTTCGTCATTCTCTTTTTTGACCTCATTCTGACGCGCTGTAAAATTCTTGATTGCATCGTCTTTCGATTGACCTTCCATAATGGGTATATGCTGTCCATTAATTGTTATCCAAGCTTTCACTCCTGCCATGTATCTTCTCCTCAAGCTCTTTTATCAAGTCATCATCTGTCCAATACTGCGCTCTTACCGGCTCTTTACGTTTTCCACCACTGCCACCGCCTAAAAGATAGTCTACATGGTCAACAAGATTCGGCATTATATTTAAGGCACAGCAATCACGCTGAAACTCTTTTAAATACTGTCTGAATGCCCAATCATCATTGACTCCCTTTTCCCAATACTGACGGTAAACAGGATTTCCAATGATGTATTTATTTACCCACTCAGCACACCAACGTGCCCACATGTTGGGTATTCTGATGCAAGGAAAACTAAACCACATACGCGCTCTCGGCACTGCTCCTCTCTTGTTTGCTTCATCACCATCGTAAAGCTTACTTGAGAATCCACACACAAGTCCGTTATCATACCACTCTGTCCTCTGCTTAAAATCTTTACAGATGAGAACATCATCTTGCAAATGCCAAGTGCCTCCGATATCGTTTGGACAGCTTGCAAATGCGCTCATACAAGCCCGCAAGTTGCCTTCTCCCTTACTGTCATTATACACTGTAATGTCATCTTTTGCAATACCTTGTGCCAACATTGATGGAATTAAATATTGCTCTACATACCACAGCCTTTTCGGATATGTGTGTATCATGTATTTTGCCATTTACTTTCTCCTGTCTATCTCTGTCTGACTGCCTTTCCGCAACCAGTTATAGTAATACATCAAAGCATCAAATTCCACCACTCTCAATCGCTTTGAAAACATCTGCCTATGAAACTGCACATCACTCTTGGAACGTACATTTCCAAATCTTGAATCTCCGATGCTTGTGCGTTTCCAAGCTTTATTCCATGTCGCTATCCAATACCCACCAGTTGGTAATTGTGGTCTTGCATACAGCCAATCTTTGAAAATAAAGCTGAAGCATAGAATATCTGGCTCGTTCTCTTCTCTCAGCTTTCGGTCAAGTTCTGTCAATACATATTCATGTATCCACCAGTCATCGTCATCCATGAAGAGTATGTAATCGCCTTTAGCTTCTTCAATACCTCTATTTCTCGTTGGTCCATCACAGTGATTTTCAACTGTAAACACTTTGTCGGTGTATTCTCTGGCTATGCTTTCAGTGTTGTCCGTACAACTGTCACATACGATTATCAACTCGAAATCGCGAAAAATCTGCATTTTTATGCTTTTCAACGCTTTTCGGATGTGGTTTTCAGCGTTAAAAGCTGGAATTATGATGCTGAATCTTGGCTGGTATATACGCTTTGCAAGTGCTTTTATACCCTCTTGGAATTGATGTCTTTCGTGTCTTATAGACTGTCGGTAACCATCAAAATCTGACTTACATGTCTCATAATGCTTCAGCACTTCCCGAATCTTCTCACATATTGCTGGCAAGTTCTTGCTGTCTCTGTCAAATTTGTATTCCTCTGGTATGTTCACATCGTCTCGATATTTGGCACTACCTTCTCTGTCTGTGATTATACAACAACCTCTGGACGCTGATTCTCTTGGCATTCTATCTTTGCCGGGATGCTCACCAAAGTCAATATACAGCTTGCTACTGTCCATCAGACTTATAATCTGTGTCTGTGTCAAGTTGCATATTGGCATAAATGTCACATCAGGCATTCGTGATATTATCTGCTCCGTAAAATCCATACCCTTTTTAGGATTATACAGTACAATATCCGAACGCTCTGTGACGCTCATATTTGACAAATAAGCTGGGTTTATATAATCACCTGTATAAATTATCTGCTTCGCATCAATACCGCTCTTTATGAGAAAATCTGACGCATAAAATGACTGTGTGAGATGCAAAATCCTATTGTATTCTTTCGGAACTGCATCTCTGCCAGTCCACTTCTTGTAGTTATCTACACTTTCCCAGAAAATAATGCTTCGATTGTTCTTGAATCGCTCTATCTTCTTGGCCCAGATTTCTGGAAATATCAGAACTGCATCACTGTCTGGACTGTCTGTAACGATGTAATTACACCCATATGCTTTAGTATATCGCTCTGGCTGTGGATTGTTCAACTGCTTTGCGATATACCACATTTTTGCACATATATCGGCTTGCTGATTCAATTCCCAGCATAACTGATGTAAAAGCTCTATTCCACCTGTTTCGCAACGCTCTGGACATGCTACAAACACATTGACCATATATCAATTACCCTTTCTGTTAGCGTATTTCTGTAATGCATAACGCACCGCATCTATTGAATGGTTGTTTTCGTCTGGATATGCGCTTATGAAGTTGCCATCTCTGTCCTGCTCATATTCATACTGAGTAAATTCCTTATAGGTCTCGGGACATCTTCTTGCATCGATGTAAATATGATTTAAGCCTTGCAACCACTTTATGCCATATCGTACCGAATCTGGTCCTTTGTCAGCGCCTCGAATGAATGCTCCATATGCTTTAAAGTCTGCGATTGATTTTTCCTCTGCGCTGTCGGCTATTACCAGCTCATCCTTGCGTACTTTCTTCAGGTCATTGTATAAAATATCGAATACAACCTGATTTCGCGTTTTTACTGTGTTGTACTCATCAAAGATGTATAAATCCAAGTGCTTGATATCAAAATGCATTCTGACATAGCGGAACGGGTCTCTCGCAAAACCCCAATCGATTCCATTGTATATCTCGCTGAACGTCTGCCACATCGGCACTTTTTTGTCCTCAATTCCCATGCCGTTGTAATGAGATACAAGCTTAGTCATATCCAAATCGCAAGCATTCGGAAATACATCTCCACCTGTTCCTACAGGAACTCCCATGTATTCATGCTCATACGCTCTCGGATTCTTCTCTTTCAGCTCGTTTGCTTCTTCAAGAAACTCTGGTCCTAACCAGCTCTTAGGCACTTGTAAATATGTGGTTCTTACTACCAGTGTAGACTTTTGAGGTCTCAGCTCATATCCTTCTACAAACTCATTAGCCCAATTATTCTTTGAGATAGGCGGGTTAAACGTTCTGAAATCCCAAAACAGCTCGCCACCACGCTTTGTAGACTGTGTTACTTTTCTAAGCTCGCGCTCGCCCGCGAATTGGTCAAGCTCCTCGAACCAGTCTATACCGATGTATCCGAATGCCGGCTTTATTGATTTTACTTTGTCCGGGTCATCAAGTCCCATGAAGTAGATTTTCTGACCTGTTGGTATGTACTCGATTGGTGTTGAATAGTTTTTAGATATCTTAAATAAATCCTGCAATCCAAGCTGATAGATTCCCCAAACTACCTGTGGGAATATCGATGTCTGAATCGTATTGGCTATCTTTCTAAAACAGACTGCATGTATATTTGGGTATGCTGTGATTAACAGCGGTATCGCTATTCCACCAACAAATGATGACTTTGTGCTTCCTCGTCCTCCCGGAAATATGTACCTGCTATGTCGATGGTCAAGTATATCTTCTAAAACATCAAAAAAGTCAGGTATAATACAGTCACGGAGAGGGATATTAATTTGTGGCATATCTGACTGCATCCTTTCCTGTAAAATCAGCAAAAAGCAGGTTGGTAGCCTGCTTAGATGTTATACTGTTTTTTAAGTTTTAAAACGTCCTGCATATAATTATCAATCTGCTTTTCGTTAAGCGTGAACTCGCCAGATGACTCGCTGAAGCGTTTCCATGATGCTTGGTCTTTTATGCTTAGACCTTTTCCAGCTTTGCTCTCTGCTGTGAGTCTCAGATTTCTGCCAGCATTGTCATATACTTTAAGTGAATCAACAACACCAGACAGCTTTTGTACCGCGTCATATGCTTTTCTATGTGCGGCTGTCAGCTGATGCAATGGAACAAGTCTTTTCTGCTTCACGAATCTATCCAAGCTGTTTTGTCTTACCGTTTTGAAATCGCTGTAAACAAATGACATCTCGGTCTTGTAACCAGCTTTCTTTGCGGTATCTAAAAGCTTATAAACTCCACTGCCTGTAGCTGTACCGTCATACAGTGTCGGATAGTTGTTCTGTAAAGCTGTGTTGTATATCTGCTTTGCAAGTGCTGAAGATTCCTCATGATAATACGCTGTGAGTCTTTCATCCATCTCTTTTCCATCAGCTTTAGCAAGTGCTTTTTTGATATCATCAGGGTCAATCAGCATCGGGTTTTTATTCTGTGAGTAAAAATCTCCAATATTCTTACTGAATACACCCTTACCAGATGCGGCACCACCACCCGTAAACATAGCGACTTTTTCCTCACCCGGCGCATACGGCTTATGGTCTTTGAAATAATTTTCCATAATCTGTCTGTGTACTTCAGCACGTTCAGGAGATAAATTACCATTTTTATCAAGATGGTCAGCAAATGATTGTTCACCAGCGTTTCCTGCTTCTGATGTGTCTATCTTATCAACTTCCTTGCCCTTAAACATCATCTTGCCATTGCTCATTGTGACTTTATCGCCTTTTGCCAATTCATCTCTGTACTTAGACTCATTATTAAGCTTTTCCGCGTCTGTTTTGTTCTTAGCTATATCTTTATCTTTCTTATGTGCATCTAAGCTGTTTCCTGTCATTTTAGAGCTATTGGAAGCTGTATTTGACTTGTTGCTCTGCGTAGACTTCTTTCCTGTTGCTTCCGCTACTCTGTTTTTGATGTCTGCGTCAGTATCACCAGCATATATCGGAATATGTTTTCCACCCTTTAGTGTTATCCATCTTTCGGGTTCGCGCTCTTTTGCCATGATGCTCTCCTCTCACATTAATCCATATTGTATCGCTGAAGCTGTCTCATATAATGCCAGATTGTAATACTTAAACTCTGCATCATTCTTGAACGCTGACCGTTCACGTGCCTGTTTCTTTGATGTGACATCACTATTGGCCATATTGCTTATCTGTGTCAATCTGTCAGCATCTACCTGCTTCGCGTCTGCATCAGTAAACTCTGCGCCTTTGGCTTTACTCTTGTAATAAGCTATCTCTTTATCATTCAGTTTCGCCATTGCTCTTCCTCCAATCAAGCTTTATTGTCATGACGTTATCAGGTACACCCTTAACTCTGTTGTCTATGTCTACTGTCCTCTTTGCAAGCTCCTGACCAGCTTTTATTCTATCTGCTAATGTCGCATCAAGTCCAAATTGGTCTTTGATTTCGCCATTCATCACCTTGGTCAAAAACTTCATAACGTCTGCGGCTGTCGCGATTGCATGTTCCTCTTTCTTGGCATTGAGTCGGTCGATTTCCTTTTTCACCTTCTCCAGTGTCAACAAACGCGATGCCTGCTTACACGCTGTTGTTTCCTTATACCCTGCTCTTATGGCTGACTGCTGTCCATTGCTTGTTTCTGCATAATAGATACAGAATAATTTCTGCTGTTGGTTAAGTACATCTGGACAGTTTCTTTTCTGCTTGAATCCTTTTTGTCTCTGTACTCTTGGTTTCTTTTCTTTCTTTGGTTCTTCTGTTTTCTTTTCTGTTTTTGCTTTCTTTTCTTTCTGCTTTTTTTCTTCTTCCTGTTTGTATGTATCTTGTAATAGTTTTAATGTACTTCTATGTGTTGTTTTGGAGCTTTTCGATGTGCTTTTCTTTTTTATGGATTTTCCCGCCGATTTTTTTGTTTTCTTCTTCTCAGTGTCTTTATCCATTGTATCAGCTCCTTTTTATTAATACATCATGTCTAAACAGCTTGCTGTTGCCTGTGGCATATATGCAGGTATATTTCTTTTACTGAATCCGTCATAATGCTTTTTTAACAGGCTGTCTACATCTGGTTGCTTAAAATAGGTATCTGTCTCTGCATCAGTATAATTACCGCACTGCTTAAAATATGTCTTTACCGACTGTGTATACTCCTGTAATGTCATCTTTAAACCCTCCAACTATTTTATGAATTTATCTCTATACTTCATTGCATCATCATATCCATTTTCACCCGTAAAGGGCTTATTATTATTCTTAAACTCTTCAAGGTCTGTATTCTTTACTTTACCAATACCAACATATCGGTAAAATACTACATCTTCACGACCACATCCGCTTTCTTTCCATCCTTTTGGCGCATATTTCTCATTGAACTTTGTATAACTTACAGGCTCAAATCCACAGCTTACATAAAATTCATGATTACCATCAAAACTATCAAGCTTTCTGCCTCCAAGTTTTACTGCTTCAGCCATCAGCTCTCTGCCTTTCATTTTATCATTGGTATTCTTGCATAGGCTGATTATATCACCATTTCTGTCTACTGCTACTGTAGAACCACCTTTACTGACATAACATGCACAACCACGTGCTTTATAATCCTCTATTGTATGTGTATCATCTACTCTCCACTTATCAGCAATAGGACGGCTCTCTTTAGCAGTTACTAATGATTTATTAAATGATGCTGGGTTAACTGTCTGTAAAGCTTTTGTGGTATTTTCTGATTGCTTCGCATTATCTGCTTCTTTCTGATTTCTTGCTATCTGCTGGTCTTTCTCATCTTCATTTTTGGCGATGCTCTTCTGGTCATCTGACTGCTTGGTCGCTGTCTTTTTATCAACTGTTTTGTCTGATACTGTCTTTGTCTTGCTCTGCTTTCCTACAAAGCTCTTTACTGCATCAGCTTTAGACTGACCTTTCATGATAGGGACTCTGTTACCGTTTACAGTTATCCACTGTTCTATCTCTTTAGACATATCATTCTACCTCTTCCAAATCTTCTTCTCCTACTGCGTAGACTTCATCCAAATCTGACATCACTCCCCACGCGTCAAGCTCTCTGTCATATCCACGTACTTCATAAATCTTACCTTTTTCAAAAGCTCCATTAGTCTCTCCGATGTACTTAGCTTTACTTCCTTTGTGTAACATTTTCATCCTCACTTTCTGTCCTCAAGATTCTTCTCATGAATCTTGATAAATGCTTCACGAACATATCCATCTTTACCCTGTACCCAATGTACTTCTCTATCTAACACTTTAGAGCCGTTTGTTATCTTAGCGAATCCAGCACAATGTTGCCAATCTTCGGGATTTTTACCGCTCTCTGGATATCTCTTTGCGTACTTCTCTGCATCTCTGAATACTTTGGAACAACCTTTACCCGCAAATACATAAGCACCTGTAATACTTGTGCCTTCTTTAAATCTAAACCGCTCTTTTGTCTTGAGATGCAAGACGTCAGAAAACTTGTTAGCATCTTTGGCAGGTATATCGCTGAGACGTAAACGCTTAGGCGGTTCTTGTTTATTTCTCTTATCTGCTTCAGCTTTACTCTTTGACATCTGACTGTTTTTTCTTCTGTCATCTTCCATCATCTTGGTAAATCTGCCAACAGCGTCATCTTTTGACTCGCCCTCATATATTGGTACATGATGTCCGTTGACTGTTATCCACTCTGTTATGTTTTTCATGTCATCGTTCCTCAATCTTAACTAAGCTATAATCAATGTTTTTCCTCTTCTTGATTATTTCCCATTCTGCATTATCTGTTGGTATTTCCTGACCTTGAATGTAACACCAGATATCACGTAAAAAGAATACTATCTGAATCATTGATGTGGACTCAAAAAGCTTCTCTTTCTTGTGCTTAGTCTCAGTATCTAACGATTGACAGATTTTGTATATAGTGATTGGTCGATTTTGGTCTTTACTGAAAAACTGCGATTTCTCATAGAGGATTCTTCCTCCACTTTGATTTATCGCGTTTTGTAGCTTGTGTATCATCACACGATTAGAAGCAGGCATATCTCACCTCCTGCAAAAACCTATACTCATCTACAATTCATTATATAACAAAATCAAGAAAAAGTAAACAACTTTTTTTGTCGCTTACTCTTTTTTATTTTCTCCCAACATATCTTGCCATATCCTCGCTGTCTATATTCAAGCTTTTTCAACTTTTTACCACATCGCTTACAGACTTTATACAGCTCCACTCTTGATATCTCTATCATGATATCACCTCACTCATAACAGAATAATTCTGGTTTATCTCCTTTTACTTTGATGGTCAAATATACACTTGAACCGTTTTTACCTTGTCCTTGATATACTACATTTTTTGGACATACCCATTTAGTTCCATATATCAGTAGGTATTTTGCTAATAACACTGTTCGTTCTTTTGCTTGCCGTGTTTTAAATCCTTTACGTGTTACACTTGCATACTGACCTTTTGCAAGTATGACTTTCTCTATTGTATCACCACTCCATCTTGGTGAATTTACTCGGTTTATTACAACTGCACCTGTCAATAGTAATCGTATCATATCTTGCAACTCACTATAACCACCAGGATTTTCATTCTCTATCGCCATAGTTCCTGATAAGTGTTGAAGTGCTGTAGCATTTACATCTCCTAATTGTGATGGTGAAGTTATCACGCCTTTAAGTATCAGCACTAAGACTATAGGTGCTATACACTGCATCCGTATATAGTTTATCATGTATTCTCCTCATGCTGTTATTGTTTGCTTTGTGCTTATGCCTAACAAATAGTCTGTGCTGATATTCAGCACCACTGCTAATCTTGCTAATACTAAAGCACTTGGTGTTATCATATCGTAACGATACTGCCAAAGCATGTGTCTTGATATTTTAGCTCGGTTACATATTTCTGTTAATGTTAAAGGACATTCATTTATTGCCCGTTCAAGTTTCTCATGTAGTCCCTGCACTATTGTTATACTTTTAGCCATTCTTAATCTCCTTATCTTTCGCCCAATGCCGACACCAACCTGTCATAACCTCGGTGTAGCCTAAATATCTATCATTATCAATATCGCAAAGGCAAATAGTACCACCGTTATGTATATCCTTTTTTCTTACGTTATGCCGACAATTACAACAAACCTTTCCGTTTTCCACGCTCATTCCTGTACCTCCATCTTGCTACCGCAGTTAGGGCAATATTTGCTTTTAATTGCGTGTTTTGGTGAATTACCACATTCAGAACATCTTAAAACAATACAAACACTTCTCTTATTCAGTATCTTTATCCATTTTCCTGTCTTTTCCTTTGGTGTGACGGAGGGTAAATGAAGAATGTCTCGCATTATAGTTGCGGTACTTCTTCCTCTTGACATACACAATCTTTCATCACTTATTGCCCTTGCCAATTCATCAACTAAATCATTAACCGCCTGTCTGCTTATGGCATCCTCACAAGACTGTTGCTCTAATATTTCAGATATTGCTTCAAGATTTTCTATAATCTCTCCTAAGTTTCCGGCTTCGTATTGAGTAGGGCAATTTTCATCACATACTTTGCCACTTACTTCACATTTCATACAAGTGATTAAATGCTTTAGTTTTTTGTTTCTTTCTTCATTCGTCATTCACTCACCTCCTTGTCTGCCTCGACTACGCAAGGGAATCTTGCTATTACATTACAATCAACATATTTATGTCCCTCTATCTGATTTTGGCAGTAATCCATAAGTTGACCTGCATCTAACAAAGCGTCATGCCCTTTAGGAAGTACAGTGCCATTTGCGATACTGCGATAAATATAATCTTCTAAAGAACTTATTTTAATTTCTGTACGTTTACAGTATCTCTTAATTCCTTCTATTTCTCGTTTCGGAATCCTAATCACAACCTCAACTGTTTCCATCTGTATCACCTGCCTCAAAATATTCTTTTACTATCTCTATTGCTTTACCGAAACCGATTGCTTCAAGCCAATGCAGTTTTTTAACATTTCTTTCATATTCAGCATTAAGCCTTTGGATTAATTCATCCGTAGATTTAAGTGGACAATGTTCGGATTTAAAATTAGGTTCACTCTCTAATTTTTTTGTATTGAACCATGATTCCGTTAAATATCCATCCTCGTTCATAGGGCATAATTGATAG